TGTCATCAGCGTCGAACTGAAGCGACTGGAAAAGGCTGCTAACGGTAGGAGCATTGTTGAGAACCTCGGCCAATACTGGTCCGATGAATTCAGCAAGAGCGACCTGTGCCTCGTAAGCAACATTGCGATTGCGAGAAGCCATAGCTTTGATAAGCTCGACTTGCTCTGGAGTTCTTTTTAAAGTAATTTTCATGTTTAAAATCCTTTCTAATTAACGTGCAGCGTTACAATCGAACGATACCACTATGTAATCACCAGAGAATTGATCCGTGGTGTTTCCTGTATTCGGGCGATTGCCCGTTCCGATAATGTGCCCAAACACACGGTCACCCGTGGTTCCAGCAACCCCTCTGCCAACCCCAGAAACTTTACCAGCACTAGTGTGTGAAACAACGATTGCATCACCTACACTGGGAGCAGGAGTGTCAACAGCAGCGCTTGATAAGGTAAAGATACCTTTAGTAGCGATGGGGACAGCTTGACCTGGAAGCATTGCTTGCAGCTCTTCGCGCTTAGTTGGATTATAAAGGAGTTT